TCAATTTTTAACATTTCTTCATTTCTTAAATACTTTCTTTTTAATTTCATTTTGATAGTCCTTTTAGTTTTTCAATTTGTTGTTTCATTTTCATATAATCTGAGTTTAAAAAATTAACTCTTAAATTACTATCTATAAAAGATTCCGTATTAAATTCAAATTCAATAATACGACCATCTTTATTAAATGATTTTAATTTTATATCTTGATCTAGTAAATATGCGGCAAAAAAAATATCTTTAGTAATCATAACCTGACAGTCCTTTGTCCTTTTAAAACTAACATTTCTGTTGAAGAAAATGGTTGTCCTATCTTTAATACTACATGACCACTTGCACTTGGTATAGTAGTTGTAATTTGTCCTGGAGTAGAGTCGCTTAGATAATACTCTTTTGTAACATCTAAACCTGAAAAAATTGCTTTGGTTGTTCCCAAAACTCTTATGTCACAAACATTTATAGAAGATTTACTTTCACAAATTCCAATCATGTTAGAGTTTGCTAAACTATCTGCTATAGCATTTTGCGCTGTTCCACTTGTATTCATTATAACTACCGCACCAGCAAAAACAGAACTCTCACAAGCAACGTCATTAAGAACAACATTGGAAGGAGAAATGTCGATTTCAACTAATTTCTTTGCTCCTGTTGTTGTTACTGAAATTACTTTTGTCATATATTAAATCTCTATCGGTTCTTCTATTTTTATAAAACCGGTATTGTCTCCGTTACTCGTACCTAACCTAACTATGTATCCGCTCGAAGGAATACTCGATGATATTTGTCCATTAAGAGATAAAAAGAAAGGATTGTTTAAATTTATCCCAGAAAAAATTGTACTTTCAAGATTTCCAAAAAGCAAAATCCTTATATCTCCCCCTGTTATACCTGACTCTAAGGAGATACCGAGGGTAATGGCCTTAGAAGGAACATCGCTTTGTGCAAGCATAATATGTGTACTATCTGTAGCTGTTACAAATCTTCCTTTAGGTATATCTTCGCTACAAGTTTTTGTTGCTACTAAATATTCAGCATCAGATTTATTTATTAATATCCTAATATAGCCATCGTCCGAATATGCCATATTAGGAACTTCATTATCTGTTAAATTATCCCAATCGGAAATGTATGTCGTGTTATCGACCTCGACACCATCGCCAACGAAGTCCATCTTAGTAACACTTGTAGATTCAACCACTCCTTCATCTAAAACAGTTAGTAACCCCCCTGTGTTTGTGATTGTTGAGGTTTCAGTATTTGCATCATATACCACTGTATAATTTGGGCCTTGAAAATTGACGGTATCCGATGAACCTACATCAACACCATCTTTTTGAACCATTATTTTCCCATCACCAGAACCGCTTCCACCGCCTATTGATGCCATTAAAGATGAAAAATATTGAACAGAAGGTAATGGGATACCGTCAGTCTCTATAGAAGTCCCATCACTAAAATAAAAGGTAAAAACTAATTCCTTATTAATTAAATCCGTCTCTATATCTATAATTCTAGGAGCGTCTTTTCCATCAACACCATCTTCACCTTTTAACCCCGTAAGGCCTACTTGACCTCTAACTCCTACCCCAGTCGAACCTTTTATATTGGTAAACTTTTTCCATTCACCAGATTCGTACCTGAAAATATCATTAGATTTTTTGTCAAAATAGAAATCATTTTCCAAAAAAGTCTCTTCCGAGTTATCAATTGAAGTAAACCACTTAGAACCTCTCTCCCCTTGTTTACCGGGTTCGCCTTTTATTGATTTTCCTCTTTGACCTCGAAATCCTCTATCGCCTTTTAATTTTAATCTATCTTCATTTGTTAAATCATCGAACTTTAATTTCAATTCATCTTTTTCTTCTTCTGAAAGATTAGAAAATTTTAATTTCAAATCCTCTTTTGACAAATTGAAAAATTCTTGAAGTTTATCAAAGATTATATCTTTATGTTCTTCTAAGATAAAATCTTTACCATGAGAACCCTTTTGGCCTCTAAAACCTCTAGGCCCTTTATCGCCTTTTTCCCCTTTGAAAGATTCTTTTTTATTTTCAAAAATATCTTCTATTAATAAATGTATATCTTCTTTATTTTCTTCCCAAGAAAAAGATTTTCCATCTGAACCTTTTAAATCTAGAGTATCGACATACTCTTTAACTTTGGTATTTACTTCTTCAAAAATCTCTTCTTTATGATGATCGAAAATAAAAGAAGTACCGTCTTTACCTTTTCGACCGTCCTTCCCATCTGAACCTTTTAAATCTAGAGTATCGACATACTCTTTAACTTCGGCATTTACTTCTTCAAAAATCTCTTCTTTATGATGGTCGAAAATAAAAGAATTACCGTCTTTACCCTTTTCACCGGGAGAACCTTTAGCACCTTTAACGCCTTTAGCACCCTTAGGTATATGTATATTGCTGAATTTTTCTTCTATCAAAGATTCGATAAAAGGAATTAATAATTTCTTGTCCAAAATTTTTACCTAGTCTGCGTTTAAAACGATTTCAGTATTATAATGAAAGTTTAACTTCTGGCTTTTATAAAATCCACTATTACTTTATCTACTTCGGAAGAATCTTTATCATCTTCTTCTTTTTTAACAGTTTCTTTATTGTCTTTTGCCTTTATATTTGCGTCTATAACTTCATTCATTCTTGATACTGGAGTGAAGTTGTTTGTAGCAATATAAAATTCGTCACCTTCTTTATAGGGTTCAAAACCTTCTTTTTCTCTTATCTCATTTGGAGTCATGCTTCCATTAGACATCATTCGTGAAAAGTAATTACTTCTTGTGTCCATATCCCCACGAAATAGATCCGTTAAATCTAAATCACTATGACGATCTCCAAAGGAATTTGATAAAAGTTTTATATCTGCTTGAAGCTCTAACCTTTTACACCATGAAGAAAAAGTATCTGTAGATACGGATAGGTTTTCTTGCTCTATGTTGTTGAACTTTGCCGCTTCAAGGGAGTAAAGTTTAGTCGGTGGAACTCGAAGAAAACGTGCGATTTCTAAAACAGAAAATTGTCTACTTTCTAAAAATTGAAGAACATTAGGGTCGTAGCTTATTGGATTAAATTTTAACCCTTCTTCAAGTATGGCGGTTCCACCTATCTTTCTTCCACCATGGGCACTTTTCCACGATTCCTTTACTCTCTTTAAAGCTTCTTCACTTAAAGAACCCTCTACTTCAAGAGTACCACTAGGAAGGCCGCCATTAGCGAATAAGCTATTAGCATATCTATCTGCACCGGAAGATATACCTAAAGTTTCTGAAGCGTAAGCAGCTAACCCTTGTCCTTGTAGTCCATCATTAGTTAAGTAAAAATTCTTAATGTGAAAAACGTCTTTAGGGGATAAGTATGTTGTTTCGTGATATGAGCTATATTGGTATAAAAGTTCACCTTGAACTCTTATAGGCCAAATGTTTTTTGGATTTAACGGCCATAAGGCAACAACCCTACCAGCTAAATCCCTCTCGATCTCTGCAAAACCATTTCCATAAACTAAAGCACATTGAAGCAAAAATAGTCTAAAATCCATAGAATCCATTTCGCTATTAGGTGCTAAATTTATTAACCGAGAAATATTATTATATATCTTTTTATTATTTTTATCTTTTATATACCAAGGCAATTTCGCTACTGAAGTAGATATGTATATTACACCCGAATAAAAGGCACTAATTTTCATAGCGGTATCAGGAGTTACAACCGAACCGCCAGAATAAGTGTAAACACTTGTAGGGTTAGTTGGGGACATATTAGTCCCACTTTTCTTCTTATTTTTAAAAAAAGGTAGTTTCATTATTTTTTACTTCTTCGTTTTGAAGTTGACTTCTCTTTTTTCTCTTCTATAACTTTTTTCTCTTCTATAACTTTTTTCTCTTCTATAACTTTTTTCTTTTCTATAACTTTTTTCTTTTCTATCTTGGGTATATCTTTAACGAGTTTACAGCCTCTCAATTCCCAACGAGATACACTCTTTTCGTCTACTTCGTTCACTTCCCCAGGAATAAAACCAGTTTTACTTACATATACATTTTTTGGGAAATACATTTTTACCATAACTCAAGTCTCCAAGAAAAAAGGAGAGAGTTTTATTTTATAAAATCTCTCCCCAAAATTACTTTAAAATTAAATAGCTAATTTATAAGCTGGTTTATTTCTTACATCATGAAGAATATAAAGACCACCAAAAATCTTAGCCGCAGTTGAGTCAGCTATGTTGCAAGAAACATAAGCGTAATCATTATCTCTGTCTAAATCTTCCGCTAAAACTTCAAAAACTATAACGCCTTCGTCATTAGCGAAATCTGTAGGAACAAAATTTGATGTAGCAGAAGTATATTCTACTTTTGTAAAAATTGTTTCCGCAGCTACTTTTTTATAATATGCACCTGTTGTTGCTAACGCTTTAGAGTCTCCACCTGTAGCAGCATCATGTTGCTGAATTGTAAAATCTGTTACACCTGCGGTGCTATCACCCATAGAAACTACTATTGCTAATCTAAAACCTTTTTCAAGTTTAACTCTTGCACCAGTTATAGCATTAGCATTAGCATCTTGAGGTGCTGCCAATTGTTTCATTGTCATATTTTCTGATAAATAACCTTCCATTTTTTTCTCCTATAATATAGGGAGAGATTACTCTCTCCCCATTAATTTAACTTAAATTAACTTATGCTCTATCTGCCAAAGTTACGAATCCACTCATGTTATAACTTCCATATTGTGTAGTTACTGGAGAAGTATAAGGACATGAACCGTCAACTCTTGTTACAAATTTGAAACTTGTAATATCACGATCAAAAAGAAGATGTGTTGACATTGATTGCTTAACACCTGCTGTCTTAATGATTGAATAGTAATAGTTTAAATCTGCAAGAATAAGATCACCTTCGTCACCTAAGTTTTTCATTGCACCCATCATATAAAGAACCGGTTTTCCCATTAGCATATCATATCCGGATACTGCCAAATTAGGAAAAGCACCGCCATTCATATAAATAGCATTGCCGTTATCATCTTTTAACTGACGTAATTGTTCTCTACATTTTGGATGTGCTAACCAAATTGCATTTGCTGAAGGAATATGAACAGATTCCATTTTTACAATGTTTTTGAAAACAATTGTATCCGCTGATTGTCCAGATTCTTTAGCAACGGTAACAGTGAAGCCACTATTTAAAATCCCATTTGGTTTAGCAACGCCATTTCCACCGATAATAGCATCATTGATTGTGTGTACAATAGCTGACGGAGCTTTTTTCTTGATATAACTTTCTAGTGCAGGAGCATCTTCTAATAGTTCATCAGTTGCTTTAACTAATGCACCTAATTTGTGAAGTCTCCAACTTGCAGAACCTAATACTGGTTTGCTTTCTGTATATGTCGAACCTTCTCCAAGCCATGAGCAAGTTATTCCACCATTCCAAGGTTCTTTTTCATCAATTGGTAGAGAAAGATGATTTCCGCTAATTTGAAAATTAGAAGTTCTAGGAAGTAACGATTCGTCACCTTGAACTTTTTCAGAAATTTCTGTCATAAAATCTTCTGGAATTAAAACCCCACCATCTTCTGAAAATTTTTCATAAGCTGCTGTGTTTTGAAATCTTTGGTCAAGATTCCCTTTTGCTTTGTTAGAAATTGCCATTGCAAATTCACCAAAGTTGTTAAATCCCATAGTTCTATCTAGTTTACTTTCTTTAACTACTACATTGCTTACCGGTGCTTGTGGTGCAACTTTTCTAACAGAAAGATTAGAAGAATTTTTCATAGCTTCTATTTTTTCTTTTGTCTCAATGTTGTTTTTTAATGAAGTAAATTCTTCGTTAAGATCGTTAATCTCTTTAACATTTTCGTCTGAATAATTTTCAAGTCCGTTAAACTCATCTAGTTTCGCAACGATAGCTTGAACTCGTTTTCTCATTTCTTCAAGTGTCATTTTTATATCTCCTATTTTATATAATTAATGTTGATCGCTGCGTTTATTTACGAGCTAAAAAACTATCAACATCTACTTTAAAACTATTTATTTTATCTTTAATTACTTTGTTACACGCTGTATTTCTCGGTGCATTTTTAAATCGTTTAGCATTTACCGCTTTAGTCAATGAAGCCGCTATATCTAAGGCCTCTTCATCTTCCATAGTTTTATCAGCAAACCCCATTTCTACTGCTTGAGAAGCGTCTAACCAAGTCTCCTCAGCCAACATGGTTTTTATTTCTGTTCTATCTAAACCTGTTTTTCTTTTATAAATTCCTACAAGTTGTTCTTCCACATCATCTAATCTCTGTATCATTTCTTCTAATTCTATAGAATTTCCATATGCGTAACTCATAGGTTTATGAATCATCATTAATGCACCTTCACCCATTATAACTTCATCACCTGCCAAAGCGATAATAGAAGCTATAGAAGCCGCAAGGCCATCAATATATACGGTGATGTTTGCGTTGTGCTGTTTTAATCTATTGTAGATTGTTATGCCCTCAAAAACGTCCCCTCCTGGAGAGTTTAGTCGGACGTCAATATTCTTAATTGTTGAAGGTAAGTCTTTTAATGCTTGTGAAAAACTTTTAGCAGTTACACCTTCCTCAAACCAACTCATTCCGATATCGCTATAAATAACGATTTCAGCGTTTTCTGCTTTATTGTTTATTGAGAAACCTTGTCTTTTATTTAATTGGATTAATTTGCCCATTTTTATAATTCTCCTTATTTATAGAATAATAGAGAATTGTCAATTGTGCAATATTATAGAAAGTAGGTTATTGATATATAACCAAATTGGTCTTTTATTTAGAAAGAGTATTTAACTGATATTTAGGTGGCAAAGGTTTCCCCACGTCTAAATTATAAAAAGAACTTGTCCACTCTTCTCTTTCGGTATGACCATTTTCATCAAAAAATTGTATGGAACCTAAATCAGACATTCCTACAAAGATATACCCATCTGTTCTACACGTTACCGATATTATAGTGAAATGTGTTTTATAAATTTTGTCTGCATATCTTTTTCCAACCTGTAAAATACTCATAAAATTACAATCCCCCTTTTTTCGTAAATAGAATCTTTCTCCTCTTCTTCGTTAATCCAACCCGCTATTGCCATTATTGATGTGATAGGTACATCTATTTTATTCTTATCATTATCTTTGCGAGGGAATACATTTTCTGCAGCATCATAACGACAAACGACATTACCTATTTGCCAATTCATTAATTCAGTCCCAAAATGTTCCAATTTTTTATTTCGTGTTGATGCTTCAAGAGTCTTTGTTGGTTCGCTGAGATTAGAAACATTCATACGGAACTCTACCATCTCTATGTTTTTTTTCCTCATCCTCAATGCAAATTGATTAGCCTGCCAACTATCAAAAAAACATTCCTTAATATTAAACATTTTTGCCCATGATAGAAGATACTCCTCTAAAATGTCATAACTTATAGCTCCTCCCGGAGTGGTTATAAGAGAACCCTCTTTAATATACGCTTGGTAGTTATCGTTTTCCGATTCCTGTACGGCCCTCTCTGGTATAAATGCTTGAGAAAGTAATTGATATTTTTTATCTATATTAAAAACTGCAGAGAAAGCGGTCATATCGTTCTTAGAGGACAAATCAACAGCTACAAAACAAGGTTTACCTTTTAATTTTTCTATTGATAACTGTGGATTGTAACAACTTTTCCAATTACTAACATTAAAAAATTGATTTAAAGCATTTTGATAAAGGTTTAAATGCTTACAAAGAAAATTAGGTTTATCCGCTGGGTTTGATGCTGCTTTTTTTGCCTTAGACCTTAAATTTGTAATATCATTTATCTCGTACAAACCCGGATTAGCTTTTATCCATAATCTTTCATCAGTCCAATTTGATTCATCTTCCTCATCTAAACGATAAACCATTGCGAAAAAAGTCTCATCTTTTACTTCACCCAAGGATACTTTTTGGGCATAGGCCCTTTGTGAATACCCTGCGGTTTCTGTACTTATTCCCGCGGTGGTTATACAAAGTAAAAGGGAATCTTTCCTTTTACTCATTCCAGAATCTAATACATCAAACATCTTCTTAGACATAGCGTGAAGTTCATCGGCCACTACTAACACTGCCGCTAAACCGTCTTGTGAATCGTGATTCGATGATAATGCACGAACAAAACTATTGCTTTTGTCATGTAAAATTTCATGGGCCCTAACTTGCGTTCCCGTTTGCTGTAAAAATGATTTATTTCCCCTTGCCATAGACCTAGCTGAATCTAAAACTAATCTTGCTTGATCTTTTTTAGAGGCAGCACAATAAACTTCGTTCCCAATAGGGTCATCTAACGCTAAGAAATACAAAGCGGCTTGACTCGCTACTACTGATTTTCCTACCCCTCTAGCGACATCGATGTGTGCTGTTCTAAAGCGTCTTTCTTTTGTTTCATGCGAATAAAATCCCAGAATATTTAAGAACCAAAATTTTTGACAAGGGATATATATTATTTCTTTCGTATCCCATTTACCTTTCACATGATAAAACTTTTGGACAAGTCTTAAAAATTTCTCCGATTGTTCAGGTCTAAAATAAAAAGGACAATCTTTGTCCTCTTCTATCCGTTTAAGATCGTCAATATATCTTTGGCAAGAACCTTTTACCCATTTATTAGCTACGATTTTTCCTGAGAGAATATCTAAAGCGTAATTATGCCCCATATGACAATTAGGGAATTTCTTTTTATTAAAAGGGTTATTTTTCAATTTTTTTCGCCCTCTTTTTCTCTTATTATCTTATATGCTTTTTTTATTACAGATAAGGCTACCTTAAAATACGCAGCGATAACTTTTTGAGTCAATCCTTGCTCTTTAAGTTTCTTAACTTTTAAATAATTTGAAAATGACCAAACTTCCTTTCTATTCTTAGTCCTTCTTTCTATTTCTTTTAATAAGGGTATATCGAGATTGTGTTTAATTAGTAGAGGTCTGTGAGTATCTAAACGTAAAAAGCATCTTATCAAAATCTCGCTCACATTAAATTTTTTTGATATTTTGGATACCTTTTCACCATCTAAAAAAAGATGGGCCACTTCTAAAAACTGTTCATCTGACAAAATCTTTGATCTGTTAAATCTATTTAAAATATTTTTTTGATGCCGATCGTTCTCACAAACACTAAACCACTCCAAATTGATGAGACGGTTATCGTCTTTCACGCCATTTTTATGTTTCACTTGTAGAAAATTATTGTTTTCTACAGGAGAAAAGGATTTAAGCATCTCTCTATGTACTTTTAGTATTTTGCCTTTGCCATTTTTACTGGCACGAAATAAACAATATCCGTCTTTATCCTTGAAAACTTTTTTAATTTTACCTTTTACTAGATAAGGTTTTTGTCTATTGCTCTTTATTTTTCTGGAAATTGATCTCACTTGACCATCATTTGAAATTTCGTAATAACCTTCATAATCTACAACAGACTTCCAAATTATTCCCATTCCCCACCTTGATCTGGGTTATGCGGTTTATCTTTTTCCAATACCAATTTAAGTAATTTACTGTATTGCCTGATCTCTGAAGTGATTTTATCTCGCACCAATACATTACCCGATATTTTTTGCTGTGTTCCGTTTCTTGTTTCAGAAATGTAGGTATATCCTTCTACTTCTATAATTTTTGATAGATTATGAAATTCAACATAAAGCTGGCATAATATATATAGCTGTTCTAAATGGCCTTTCTTAAAATTATCCCTCTCGATTACATCGGGGATAAATAAATCCCAATAAAACTTAAACTTCTTATCCTTTTTAGGACTTTTTAAATATTTTAAATCTTCCATATCACACATACTACGTTATTTTTTTATATTATCAAAGACTCAAAGCA